CAGTTTGGTTTATTTCAGGTGTGATTATTTTTGATACTTTATGTTTAGTATATTGCATAACTGCGTCTTTTTGTATTATCATAAAGTTTATGTCTTTTCCGTCAGATGCTTTAGTATAATGTCCAGCTTCTTCGCCATTACCACCACTTAGAAGTTTAATTTTTGTATAAAATCTTGATTGTGGTACTGCTACAACTTTCGCAAAATCTTCTAAAACTTCTTTTGATTTTGTTGTATCCAAAGCTAAAATTAAATTCTTTTTTGTTGGTGTTATGTATAAAAATCTGTTTTCAGGTAAAACTTCTGCCTCGTCCATTGCTGTTTCTGCAGTTATTATGGCAGTCATTAAGGCACTTGCATCAGTTATTTCTGCTTCTGCAGTTCCAATTGAACTTGTTTGAGCGTATTTTGCAAATCTAAATGCGTCTTGCTCTGGTGTTGTTTTTGTTCTTACAAATTCAGAAGCTAATTTACCGAATGCAACTCCTGCTGTTTCTTCGTTATCCATTGCGTCAATATTGAATTTTCTTCCTCTGTCATAATTGAAAGTTACTGTTTCGTAAGTTAATGTTACAGAACCTGTAACATAACCTGTATTTCTTGAATAATCTGCTAAACCGTCCATTGTCATTTTTGGTATTACTATTTCATTTGTGTTTGAACCATCTTTAACTAATGTTGCATCACTTTCTAAATCTGCTGTTTTACTTGCCATTTTGTAAACTTCGTCTAATTTGTCTATGTATTTTTTAAATTTTGTTATTGAATTTGCCATTTTAAATTCCTCCTATTTTTATTTTAATCCCATGATTTTGTTAATAAATGCGTCTTCTTCTGCTACTTTAGTGTTTGTATCTGTTTCTCCAGTTGCGTAAATAGCAGTGTTTTCAATTTCCTGTTCTTTTTGGAAAGCGTTCGGGTCAGTTTCTTTATATGAATTTAAAAAATCGTCAAACCCTAAAATTTTATTTTCTTCTAACTTTAAGTCTTTTTCTTTTAAATCTTGTATGAATGCTTTTTTAGCACTTTCGCTAGAAAACTTAATACCGTTTGTAATTTCTTTGATTTTGAATTCATAATTTTGTTTACTTAATTTGCTTGATAGTGCTTTAGTATCATTCTCATACTTCTCATTTAATGTTTTGATTGTGTTTTGTAGTTCGTTTGTGTCGAGTTCAGAGAACTTTTTAACCTGTACATTCAATTCTTGTAATTGACTAGATAAACCATCTTTTTCAGTTGTTAAGTTTTGTATCTTTTCATCTTTTTCTTTAAATGCTTTGCCATGTTCTGCCATAATACTATCAATTATCTCTTTGCTAAGTGTTTCTTCCCCAATTTTAATACCTTCTAAAAATTTTCTTTCCATTTTAATTCCTCCTCTTACACTTTTTTACGAGGTAGTGTCCTCGTTAGTTTTGAAATTATCACTAGTCTTATCGTTGCTATGTCACACGAATTACTTTATCATGTTTGCTTTTGTTTCTCTCATATTGTTAATCTCCCTTTGTAAACAGTTAATCCTAATTCTTTACAAAAATTATTATAATTACTTATTTTTTCTTTTAATTTAAACTTTGTATTAGTATTATCTTTTTCTAAATTTTTATTTAACTCACTTACTCTTTTCAAACTTCTTATTTCAAGCTCTTTTCTTCTTTGTAATTGTGTTGCCTCATAATATGGTATTGTCTTATTTTTATATACTACTTTTGCATTTTCTATTTCTTTCAACTCTGCTTTATTATATACAGGTGTTTCTAATCCTAAGATTATGCCAAAATGAGTATGTCTGCAATAATATTCTTGCCACAAACTTTCAACTTCGCTCCATAATGTTACATTAAATTTTTCTGCACCTTCTTTATTTAATGCAAACTGTTTCCCTTGAAATTCAGCGTGACTTGGTCTTGCTCCAATATGTGCTGTAACTTCTTTACCATCGCATCCTAATTCTTTTTCAATGTCTTGATTTATTTCGTTTGTTGTATCTCTTATTTGACTAAATACATTCAATCTTATTACATTGTCAACTTGATATTTTCTACCATTTTCAGAAGTTATTGTTAATCCATCTTTTTTAACTTGTTCATATGCTCTTTGTACTGCCTCTTGATATGTAAATGCTCCAGTTATTGTTTCAATATATGCTTTTTTAATTAAATTGTTATATAAATTCTCACTTTCGTATGCAATTTTCTTATTTGTTAGTTTTAATTCGTTTATTGTGTTTTTTATGCCACTTTTATAAATTTGCTCTTGCGACAATGAGATTTTAAGCGTTTTATTTCTGTACTTATATAAGTTTTCATATTCGTTTAATTCGTTATTTACGGCCGTTTTAAACAGTTTTGTAAGTTCTTTTTTTATTTTAGGTTCTATTTTGTTTATTTTGTTTAAAGTTTGGTAAAATACCTCTTCTCCATTTAATTGAAAGATTTTCCTTAATTGAAATTCTGTTTCTTTATCAAAACTTAATCCATTTTTTTCGATCTTAGAAACAATATCAGATAATATGTCAATACTTAACTGATTGTATAATTTAACGACATTATTAAATTCAAATTTTGACATTGTTTCTAAATCTCTCATTATTCAACCTCTTTGTTTTTGTCTTTATATTCACTAAACTTTTCGGTTATTTCTTCGTCTAGTACTAATTTTCCATTTTCATTCTTTAATTTGAATTCTTCACTATAACTTATTTTAAAGTCTAATCCTTTTTTTAATATTAATTCATTTTCACTTTCATTGAATGGTATTAATGCAATTAGCTCTTTTGTTTTCTCGTCGATTATCAATATTTCTTTTATTTTATCATTCATTATACTAATAACTCACTTTCTATTTTATTTATCATTTCTGTTGCGACTTCTTCTGTTTCTTTAAATACTATCATTCTGTATTCTACTTTTGATATTACACCTAAAGCCAAATCTTTTCTAGCACTTTCTTTTACAGCTTCATCATCTACTAAAAATCCATCTTTATTGTCAATCATTATTTCGCATTCTTCTGTTACTTTTTCATTAAATACTACTCTATCTAAAAATAAATTAGCTTTTATTGTATTGGAAATAAATTTTGTTAAGTTGTTTCTGAATTTCTTGCAATTTCTTATTAAATCTTGTTTTTCTCCTGAATATTCTGTAGCAGTCTTTTTAGTAATTCTATTTTTTTCGAAAGAATAGAAATTCTTTCCTAAACCACACTTAAAACTTAATAAATCTAATGAAGTTTGTATTCCTTTTATATTTTCTTCTACTCTTAAGCTTGGATTGTATTCGTGTATAAGTTCTTTACTATCTCCGTCTAACTCATCGCCTACTAGCATAAATTGTTGTTTTGCTATGTCGTCAGGATATTTTGGAACTTGTTTAGTTGTACCATCTGAATAAGTAACTGTCTTATAAGTAATAAGTTTTTTGTTATATATTATCTTTTTTCCACCCAATTCAAAATCTTTTATAAAATTATTGAATGCTATGTCGCAACCTTTTAATTGAATAAGTGCATTTCCAAAAATAGAAAATCCTAATCCGTTATTGTCTTCTACTGGATTGTTTTTTGGAGTTTTTAATATTGAAAATAATGGTGTTTTTGTGTTTATTACAAAAGATGGAATAATTCCTTCAACAATAACTTCTTTTCCTGTTTTAATATCTAAATAAATATTTGTTATTTCATAACTTTCTCCTTTTAAAATATGAGTTTCTATGTAAACAAGTTTCTTATTATCTTTAATCGTTTCAAAGACAAAAGCACAATCTATTATTTCATTATTTTCTATTTTTAATGGAATTATGTTTTGTGCATCTACTATTACAAGTTTCTTTTTAGATTCATTACTTGCAATGAATTTACCATTTTGCAATAAAATGTTTTCTAATTTAATTATACTTGCAACAGTTCCACTCCAGCAACTTTTTTCAATTGCATTCGGTATTATTTCATTGAAGTTATAATTGTCTATCATTTGTTTTATATGTTCGTTTTGGTTTTCAATATCAGATTTAATTTCGTCTGTTTCAGCATAAATTAGACTTGCATAATCTTCACATATTGTCTTCGCTAAACCTAAAGTATTAAGCCTTCTTTCAATTCCAAAACTATCTCTGTAAGTTGTGTGATTTGACACATCGTCATTATACCAATCTTTTAAAATATCAATTATATTGTAATAGTCTTTATTAATGATGTATCCCTTTGAATTTAAGTATTTGATAACTATATCTTTCATTTGTTTTAACTCCTCGCAATTTTTTTATAAAGATGTGTCCACGAATAGCAAAAACTATCAATACTATCTATGTCTGAAGTCTTGCTATCATCTAACCAACAATCTTGAATTTTGCTATCATAGATAGCAGTCTGTAACGCTTCTATTGTTTCGTTGCACCTGTTTTCAATAAAACTAATTCTATCTGTATTTAACATTATATTTAATAATTCAATTCTGTCTTTAATTTTAATCTTATCTGAATTATAAACTGTGTAAATTAAATTGTTTTTTAACAATTCTTTTTTTAGTGAATTTATTAGTACTTGCTCTGCACTGTCACAAAATATTCCTTTAACAACATTACAACTTGCTATTTCTCTAATGTTTTGTATTATCCATTTAAACAACTCTTCTGTGCCTGTTTCTGTAGCTTTAAGCTTACTACTCTTAATTACTTGCATTTGATTGTAATTATAAGATATTGTTGTTGCAGTAAACGAATGATATGATCTATTTCCACCCCAGTCTATACCTATATAACAATTACCTTGCAATTTTTTATCTGTTATAAATCTATTTTTGTTGTTAGCTATTTGATTGAATATTATTCCTTCGGCTGAGCAGGCTTGACCTAAAATATATCTATTATAGAATACTGTGCCTTCATATTCTTTACAAAGTTGAGTTACATAATTTTCAGTTAAAAAAGGATTATCGAATAATGTATATCTTTGCAAATATAAATCAATATCACTTTTCAAGAATAGTTCAAACCAATGCGTTGGGTGCTGAGGGTTTCCCGCAAAATCGCAACAACTATATGAGAATGACAATCTTGATTTAAGTAGTTGAAATACATCTTCATTTATATCATATATTTCATCAATATAAAGATATTTAACTCTTGGTCCTCTGAATTTTTTAACTCTACCTGCGTTGTCTGCACCAATACAATAAACCTTTTCGCCTAAAATTTCACAAGTATTATTACTTGATATATTTGTTACTAC